CGCTTGCGTCGTGTCGTGGACGCCCGTCCCAGTCGTCGTGTGCGGAGTCGTGGTTATCGCAGTGCCGCCACCGGGGGGGGGAGTGCCACCAAGCCCGAGGTTGCTGCCGTACGTCTTCCACATGTCTTGCAACTGCTGGTTTCCCGAGCCGTTGACGTACTGCTGCATGGCCGCGTTGTCCATGCCCATCGCTTGGCCGATCTGCCCGAAGCCGGTGCCGGTCTGCTGCATGCGTTGAGCAATGGCAGCGGGATCGGCCTTGTTGGCGTTGGCGTAAGCAGCGACATCGTTGTTGCTGTAGTTGCCGTTGTTCGCCTGACTCCACATGTCGCGCAAGGGCTGGCTACCGGACTGGTTCACATAGTCAGAGATGTAGCCATTGCCCATTCCAAGCGCTTGTCCGGCGTCATTGAAGCCGAGCCCCGTCGACTTCATCTTCGCGGCGATGGCATCGGGGTTATTGAGGTTGGCCTTGAGGTATGCGCTGATGTCTTCGTTGCTATATGCCATTTCGTCCCCTAAATCAGAAGCCAAGCGGTGCCGTCGCTGTACAGCGTGCGCGCCTGCCAGGCCGTGGTGAGCGTCACCGAAGCGGCCCCGTCAATCGTGCCGCTGCTGCTTTGAATCGTGAGCGTGCTTGTGCCGCTGTCAGCGCGCTTAACCGTCACCTTCTTGCCCTGCATCGCAGAGGCCGCGGGCAGCGTCACGGTGTACGGGCCACTGGTGCATTTGATGATGTGATCGTTCGCGCCTGCGGTGTACGCCGCAGCGGTAGCTACCGACTTGAACAGCACCAGCGACGCGGCTTGGTTGATGGCCGTCGCGTGTTCGCGCAGGTAGTCGCCGAGCTTCAGGCGATAGCTGTTGTCGAACGTTGTCGGTAGAAGGGGATTCGGCGTGACGCTATTCATCGGTCATGCCGTCGTGGTACGCTTGAAATTTAGTCGTCTCGGAGGGCATCATGGTCGCACTTGTTGGGTTCGCAGAGGCGTGCTACAACCAAAATTCAGTGGATGAGTTGAGGGCTTGCCTACTTGGAAAAGAAGCTGATTTGACGGATTGCAAAGAATGGGGGATAAGTGCCACAGAATGGCGCGAAGCCATTCAAAAAGCACTTGATGCAAAACTACTTGATTTGCTTGATTGATCCGTTTTTGAACGCAACTACCCATTCCGTTCCATCATCAAGGCTGATTACAGCCCCGTCTTTGCCTTTTTGTGCGGCTTGTTGAATAGCATAATTGAGTGGATGACTAATGCCGCCGTCCGGGCTTTCATAGGCCTTGGTTGCCATTTGCATTTCGCGCTCATCGTCAGGGAGCGTTGACAGCCACTCTTTTGTCCGCCGTGACAGGACATCCGCGTTAATAATTTCAGGGTTGTCTAGGTCAACATTAGCTTTTATTAACCGCCGTTGCCCACCTACTGCTGCCACAGCTTGGTCAGCGAAATGTGCCGCCTCTGATTTGTCTGCGGTTAGAAATGTGCCAAGTTTTGACGCCTCATCCCCCCAGACATTCCCGCGCATTGCTGGGTCGAAATTATCAAATTCTTTTGATGTTCCATGCCAATAGTTGATTGGCGCGTCTGCATCATCAATCAATAGCGCGCCACGCTGGCGGCCCATTCCCAAGTTGCCTGACATAGCGGGTACATACTTGGGCGACGCGGCACTTGCAATTGCATCCGCCAGCGCCGGATTGCTCAGAAGCCCGCCTGCCTTTCTGGCAGCACCCACCATGCCCGGAGCCAGCGCCATCGCAGCATCGGCCGTTTCTGGCCTCAGCAGAGGCACGTTTGCCTTGCCGATGTTCGTCAACGGCTCGCCATAGGACGCTCGATCCAGCGTCGTGGCGACTTGCGGAAGGCCGAGCGCATTCGATAGCATGGACAGCGGAGGGTTGTACGTCTTGCCGTCCGCGCCAGTCTTGTTCGCGTAGTCCACCACCGCTTGGAGCATATCGGCGGGGATGCCGAGCAAGCCCGTCAAGCCGGTGCGCTGCTGGGGCGAGATTGTGTCAAGAAGGCCCATGATCTGCCCTATTCAAAGCCATCCCCCTTGAGCCGAGGGGTAAGCGCTTCGATCTCTTGCGGTCCGGTCATCGACAGTTTGAACTTGTGCCACCGAGCCATTTGCATCACATCGAACCTGTCGCCGTTGAGCGTGCTGCTGTTCGTGGCCGTCGAGGCTCCTAGCTCAGTCACCGCATAGGGCGTCAAAGTCGCGCCAGTCGGCTTGGTGCGGAACTTCGCCCGCACGCGGTCGCAAAAGCTGTACCGCTCCTGATCGCCCCAAAAGCCCGTGGTGATGCTTGAGGATGACGATGAGCCCGTCAGGGTGTACAGCAGCTGATCGTTGCGCAGGACAGCCAGAACCGGCGCACCGCTCTGCCAGAAAGGCGAGTCGTACGAGATGGCCGGCATCTGGTCGTATGTGGGGTTGGAGATGCCCAGCGAGGTGTACAACGTGTCATAGGTGATCTGCGCTTGAACCGTCTGGATCGGCAGCACCGTCTGCACCGTGCCCGACGAGGCCAGCGCCGTCATGTCCGTCAACGCGCCCCAGGTGTCGGCGGCGTAGTTGTACACAAGCACGCTGTCGAGGACGGTGCTGCTGCCCGAGGGATACCACCACCACACCGTGCTGGTGTTGCGGTCATGGATGCCGGCGATCAAGTAGGCATAGCTCTTGTTCAGCCGCGAGAAGAACCATTCGCGGATGCCGGTGCCGATTTCAACCGGCCGCGAGCCGTCGAAGCGGTACACGTTCTCATAGCCGATGAACAGGTGCGCCGTGCCAATCGACACCACCGACTCATTGCTCCACGCGCCAATCTCGCCTGGCACAAGCGCCCAGGTGAACACGTCCGGTGGGCCGCTGTACTGGCCGACGTGGATCGCGCGGTTCTTGTACGCCACCACCTGCTCACCGAGCCGCTTCAGGCCGATGATCTTGCCCGGAGAAGACACCAGCAAGCCGCTGGTTGCCTGCGTCGAAGGGGCGGGATTCCATGTGCCCGTCGCGTTGAAGATCTGCGAGCACCACCAGCGATTGCCCTGATCGCCGTAGCCCGTGCCGAGCCCGCTGCCGGTGTCGTCGCAGTTCGCCAGCATGACGAACCCGCCCACCGTTTCCATGCAGGCGGCTTTGGGAGCGTTGGCTACGTCAGCGAATGCGCCCGTGGTGCTGGATTGCAGGACGGTGGCTTTGTTGATGGCGAGCGTGGTATCACCGAACTGAGCGAAGGACCATCGCACATCGCCCGTGGTGTACGAACCCGCCCGGCTGCGATCCGTCCAGACGCCACCAGAACCTTCATAGAGCGCCGCTTGAGTGCCGGCGAAGACTCGGGTACTCCCATCGAGCTTGAACGCCAGCGCGGCCCCTGTAGCGGTTGCAGCGAGAGCCGAGTAGCCACCGGAAACGGCAGTCGGTGAGCCAGCATAGCCGCGCAGGGTCGGCACTGCCTCCACTGCTGTAAGAACGTCCGGCGTGGACTCAGGCGCGTCAGGCAGGAATTTCACCCCGCGAGCCCCGATGCGATCTGCGACACGACGAATTGAATGTCGCTGTCGAGGCAGGCTTTCCCAGCTGCACCGATGGTGGGATTGGCCGACACCTGAATCGCCACGTTGCGCAGGACATCGCTATCGAGCGAACCCTTGAGCGCGTGCTTGGCCCACTGCTGACGAGCAGCGGTGCCCGGCACTTCGGCCAACATCGCAACAGCAGCCACCCAGGCGGCGTATTGGATGCGCTGCTGAAACACGCCGTCATTGATGAGGTCGTACAAGTCTTTGTAGGCGAGCATCAAATGGCCCTCACGCGCATGGACGAGCCGCTGCGCAAACCAGCGTCGTCGGAGTCATTGAGCGACTGCAATGCCGCCTGGAATTTGGCTTCAAAGACGCCCGCGCGCTCATCGTTGACAAGGTACGGTGCGGCTTCAGCTAACGCCCCAAACAGGTACACGCCGGGGTGGTTCGTCATCAGCCAATTGGTGTTGGTGCCGGCGAGGTTTAGCCGCTGGTAGTAGTCCATCGACACCGTGTAAGCCGCGTCAGGCGTCGGGCCGAACTGGATCACATCACCCACGATGGCGTAATCGGTGGGGATGCCGGTGTAGCTGGTGGGGAATTTCTCGTCGAGCAGCTCGGGCGTCACCACATGCAGGTTGCGCGGCGGCGTCGTGCTGGTGATTCCGATGTTCTCGATTTCGAGGAAGTCGCTCGGGAGCGTCACGCCTTGAGTGCCGGCCGCCGTCGTCAGCGTGGTGTTGACGACTTGCTTGCGGATACGGAGGTCCCGCGCGATGCGTTCTTCAGTCAGCGCGATGAAGTCGGGGATCACCGCAGTCAGGTCCGCCCGGTGCAGCCAGTTGGCGATAGCCGACTGAAGGTCTGTGTAATTGGCGAGGGCCATTTAGATGGCGCCTTTCCAAATCCTGAAGTGAGCCAGCGCAGGGTCTTGCAACATCCGGCGGATGTGAGCCGGGTTCTGGCACCACTCCGAGAACAAGATGTTGTTGTCGTTGCAATACTTCTCCACCATCACGCTGGGGATGCGGGCCGCGTGCTTCATGTCAGCGGAGCCCGTGAAGCCGGCGTTGTGCAGCGCCTTGGCGTTCTCGGCAATCGGAGTGCAGTCCTGCACCCGCTCGAACGTCATCGTGCCGTCGGTGTTGGAATGAATCCGCGTGCCGATGTCCATTACATGTTCTCCAGCGGAGACACTTGGACGATGCCAGCAGCAGCGACTTGGATCACCGCGAAGTGCGTCATGCCGCTCGGGACATGCAGGATCGCCGCATCACCAGGCTGGATCTGCACATCGCCTGCGGTTGCAGTCGGAGCGCCACCAGCGCCGAGCTTGAAGCACGCCGCAGCAGTAGCCGCCACGCGGATGTAGCGCGGGATTTCGCCGGATTGGCAGGTGGGTAGAGCAGCGCCAGCAGAGGCGGCGCCTGAAGCCTGCTGTATGCCCGTCTTGACGACGGTGATAGCAAGCCCGAAGGAATTCGACATTGTTCGCTCCAGCGCCTCGCGGCGTTAGGAAAAAGGAGGGGGCCAAAGCCCCCCCAAGATCACAGGACGCAATACTGAAGCGCCACGTAAATCGTGCCCGCGCTAGAAGCCGTGCCGGTTTCCGTGTAGGTACACGTAACCTTCTGGCTCGCGCCGCTGATGGCCCAATTGGCAGTCGGTGCCTGCGAGAAGTTGCCAACTGCGGTTTTCACATCCTGCGCGGCGCTGAAGTAGGTAGCGCTGCCACCATTCAAGCCGACAGAGACAGTCGCAGTCGTCGCGGCGTTGGAAACCACCGGCACTTGCACGTTGATGGCGATGATCCGCGCATTGGCCGGGATGGACCCGACAAGCACGGTGTTCGTGGCGCCGCGTGCGGCAGTCCACGCCAGAGCGCAGACCACCGAGCCGATTGCGCTTGAATCGTCGTCGATGACTGCCAGGCCGCCCGAGCCGCTTTGGTTGAGGTTCTTCCCCATGATGTTCCTTCTGGTTAGGAGGGGCCGAAGCCCCCCCGGTTATCACAGGTTGTCGTAGATGCCGCCGTTGGCCTT